GGCCGAGGACGCCGGGCGGGAGGCGGCGGGCACGGCGCAACCTGGCGAAAGGCGGTGAGGCGCGGATGACGCACGGGCTGTACTCGTGGAAAGACAAGGGCATCGCCCCAGTATGCGACTCGCGCTGCCCCGCAACCGGTTGCTCCGAGCGCGTCGAATACGCCGAGGGAGACGTGCCGCAGACCTGTGCCATCATCGCCGAGCTGCGCGCCGAGATGATCGCGGCCTGCTGCGGCATGGCGCACATCAACCGCGAGCTCCATCGACCGCTGGTCGAAGAGTACGCAACAGTGCGCGCCATGATGTGGCGCTGCGACCTGTGGATCTCGATCTATGACGTGGCGGCTCCGAACGGAGCGCCCGGGTCGGGCACCGTGGATGTCCAGCCACTCGTCAACGCGCGAGCGCGACTGTCGTCGCAGTTCGTGAGCCTGGCCAGTGAGCTACTCGTCACGCCGGCGGCTGAGGCGCGGATGAAGGCCGAGAGCAAGGACACGGTGCGCGAGGTGCTCGCCGGGCTCGTGGGCGCGGCGCTGTCATCGGGCGACGTCGAGCGCGTGGCGCAGGCGATGGGGATTGAGGACGGCGACGACCCTACCCCGTCGCGCGACGACCGCAGAGCGGTCGTTTGAGCGCGCCACCCCTCCCGTACCGGGAGGGGGAAGGCGCTGCGCGCCTTTGAGACAACGGCGGAGGATGTGCAAGTAGAATGCCGGCGGCGGTGCTGACGAAACAAGACCAGGCGACGCTGCAGCAGCAGGCGGCGGTGGACTATCTCGACGCGTTCGGGTGGATCAAGCGGAACTGCTGGGTCGTGCACCCGGCCACCAACCGCGCGGCACCCGTTGAGCTGACACCCGAGCAGGAAGAGTTCATCCAGAACTCCACCAAGCGGAGGAAGACCTATGCGCAGGCGACCTCACCCCCCGACCCCCTCTCCACTGGTGGAGATGGGGAGAACGGCAGGGGCGCACCACGGGGCGAGGCGCTGTTCCCATTCGCGCGCAAGACGGTGGTGGCGTGTTGGCCGAAGCGGTGCGGGAAGTCGCTGTGCATCCAGCTCATCATCGTGTGGCGGATGTGCTGCTTCCGCGGTCAGCACGGCGGGCTCATCGCCAACTCCGAGCGCCAGGCGCAGGGCGTCCTGTTCAAGGGCATCTGCAAGATCTTCAAGCACTCGCCGAACCTGGCCGTCTACGTCACCGACGACGACATCAACCGCGGGCGGATCTCGATCCCCGAGTTCGAGAACCTGCTCGAATGCTACCCCGACAACGAAGAGACGATCCAGGGCGAGCAGTTCAACTTCATCGGCAGCGACGAGCTGCACGCCAGCTCGACCGGTGGGCGTACCTTCCAGTGGGCGAGCGCGCAGACCGAGCCGTTCGACGCGCAGGTGTACGTCAGCTCCCAGGCCGGCGAGCCCGTCGAGGGAAACCCGATCTATAAGCTCAGCCGCGACCGCAGCGGCAGCGTGTACTTCGACTATCGCACGATGCCCTTCACGGCATGGGCGATTGCCCTGGCGGAGGAGTTCCGCAGCAAGGTGCCGCCGGCGCTCTGGCGCGTGATGTTCCGCAACGCCTGGGGGACGGCGGGAAACACGCTGCTCGAGCCGGACGACGTGATGGCCGCGGCGCTCGGGTATCGCATCCCGAAGACCGCGCAGGAGTGGCAGGAACTGCGCGCCTCGTGGGGCTTTGGCGGCAGGAGCTACACGTTAGGGGTGGGGCTGGACAGGGCGGGTGTATCGGTGACTGGAGACCGCAGTGTGATCGCGGTGGTGGCAAGGTTCGAGATAACCTCACCCCCCGGCCCCCTCTCCACTGGTGGAGAGGGGGAGCATGGCGAGTTGCTGCTCGACGCGCCCGAGCCAGAGATCTGGGACGATCAGATGGCAGGCGAGACGCCTGCCCCACGCGAGGATGAGGCGGGGGATGAACTGGCGGATCTGATTGCCGACAACGGAGCGTGGGCAGCGAACGGAGCCTGCTATCGCGTCGTTTGGCTCTGGGTGATGCCCACCGGCTCCGCGCGCGAACTGGCCATCGCCAAGGCGCGCATCGAGGAGATCTTCGGCGAGCCGACGCAAGGCCTCTTCGAGAGCCCGAACACCGACGACATCATCGGGCTGTTCCCCTGGGCGGAGCAGTTCCCGGCCACCGTCAAGAACAACGCGGCCAAGTACACCGGTCTGTGGCGGCTCGTGAAGGAGCGTCGGTTCGGATTCCCCGAACTGGCTGGCGTGGATCCGAAGACGCGCGCGGGCGGACTGCTGAAGCACGAGTTGCTCAGTTTCGGCTGGGCCGTCCTCAGCTCCGCGAAAGTGAAGTGGAAGACGCAGCGCGGCCATGACGACGCCTTCGACGCAGTCAGCATGGCATGTCTCGCGGCGGCGCCGGGTATCGCTGAACCGGAAGACCAGTACGAGATCGTGACGATGAGCAACTATGTGAAGGGCTGGGAAGAAGAGAAGATCGGGGCGGCGAGGGTGTGAACGGCGGCCTCACCCCCTGAGCCCTTCGGTCTCTTTCCCCCTCTCCCAGCGCTCTTCGAGCCGCTGAAAGAGGGGGAGAACGGCAGATGCGCCTAACCCCCCTGCCCCCCTTCCCTGATAGGGAATGGGGGTTCAGAGACGGCAAAGGCGGCCTCACCCCCGGCGACGACCCTACCCCGCCTGCTTCGCAGGCACCCCTCCCGTACCGGGATGGGAGAGGCGAGCGGCGGTGGGCGCGGGGCCGTGTAGGGGCTTGATTCATCAAGTCCGCCGTGCGCCCCGGAGGGGCGAAGCAAGAGTAGCCGGGGGTCAGGGCGCTTCGCGCCCTGACCCCCGGACACGGGCACCACCAGATGATTGAGCCCCGAAGGGGCGACACGAAGAAAGGGCTTGACAGGCAGGATCGCATCGGTCTACAATGACGCTACTTCCGCCAAGAAGAGGACGCGCTTTTTGCGTTCTACTGACCTGTGACAAGTTTGCCCTCGGCATGGCGCGGCTCTTCTTGGCGGAAGAAGCTCTCCAAGCCGGGGGCTTTCTACTTAGGGATGTGGACAGATGGCACGATGGGGCGTATTGGTTCTGAGGGTCGATGATGATGTGCCGGACAATGATGGAGGCATTTTGTGGTTGGCCAGTGTCATTGATCGTCTGCGTGGCATGCAGTGCGATGGTGACGTGGGATTCACAACGGCATCGGAGTGCCACCTGGAAGTCCCAACAGACTTCCAGGAGAGGGATGTCGAGCAAGTTACCGTGCACATCGGATGCCGCAACGTGGCATATCGCCCGGACTGCGGGGAAAAGCAGATCGCGAATCCTGCCATTGTGAGCTTCGAGCAAGGCGATGGCGTAACGCTCACTCGCCAGACCAGCATGACCTATCAACCAGACTGGGATGTGGATGAAGTGCGCGATATGCCATGAGGCCACCAGAAGATCAGAATGATCAGGTCGACGCAGGGCGGAAGGCGTTTGCAGCGCTGGCGCTGACAAGCATCGTCAGGACGCTGCTGGCAGCGGAAGAGCGCAAGCAGAAGGCCGATGGCAGGATGGACAAGCCCGACCTGGGTAATCAGGCTTCGGCCTGAGGTGGGCAGGGCGCCAAGTGTCGCAACGCGGCAACCGGGAGATGGCAGGCAAGAGTGCCTGCCCCACCGGTCGCCCGGATAACCCAGAAGTCGCAAACAGAGACCTCGCCCTCACGGGCGGGGTCTTCTGCTTTTGGGCGGGTGGTAACGCCGGGGCTTGACAAGTCAAGCCCGTACAACGGCGACGGCGAGCGGCGAACGCCCCGCAGGCTGAAGCCTGCGGCTACAACGGCGAACGGCGGCGGCCGGGACGGCCGCCCCACGCGACAACGACAACGGCGGAGATGGC